CTATCTATTTCCGCAAGTTTGGGTCGACGGCGCTTGGTGTGTCGTGTGCCGCGAGCAAGACGTAGCAGTACTACAGGAAGCGTAAAAATGGGCAGCGTTCGAGACAATCCGAAAATGCTTAAAAACATTGGCGTTAAAGGCGTAGAGCCGCCGCAGTTCGCCAAGTATCGCGCCGAGCGCATCCCGGGGCAGCCTACAAAAGCGCGCGCTCGGATTCAATCGAGCTTCCTAAACGCGCTTGCGGATGACTTCGACAAGCACGGGCGCGGCGCAATTGATTATTGCCGCCGCAATGATCCGACCGCATACGTGAAAGTGTGCGCATCGCTCATGCCGAAGGAATTTAAACAAGTATCACCGTTAGAAGAAATGACCGAGGCGGAACTTGTCGCAGCCGTCGAACATATCCGAAGCAAGATTATTGGAAATCTTGACGCGGGAATTATTGAAACGTCGGGCACGGAATCAATTAACTAGTTATAAGCCGTATCCGAAGCAATTAGAATTCCACGCGGCGGGCTTAGATTACCGCGAACGCTTGCTAATGGCAGGCAATCAATTAGGCAAAACATTAGCGGCGGGCATGGAAACCGCCATGCACTTAACCGGGCAATATCCGAGCGAATGGCCCGGGCGACATTGGCGCCGCCCCGTGGTGGGTTGGGCGGCGGGCGTCACGGGCGAATCCACGCGCGACAACCCGCAACGCATTTTGCTAGGGCGCCCGGGGGAGTTTGGTACCGGCGCGATTCCGAAAGATTTAATTATCGATCATACAAGCTCGCGCGGCATGGCGGATGCACTCGACACCGTACATGTGCGCCATATTTCCGGCGATGTTTCTACGCTGCAATTTAAAGCGTATGAGAAAGGCCGCGAGAAATGGCAAGGTGAGACGCTAGACTTTGTTTGGTTTGACGAAGAGCCACCGGAAGAAATCTACACGGAAGGCTTAACGCGTACCAATGCCACGGGCGGCATGACCTATATCACCTTTACGCCCTTGCTTGGTATTACGGGTGTCGTGCGCCGCTTCATTATCGATAAACAAATCGGTACGCACTACACGCAAATGGCGATAGATGACGCGGCGCACTTCACGCCCGCGCAACGCGCGGCAATCATCGGAAGCTATAAGGCGTGGGAAGTCGACGCGCGCACTAAAGGTATTCCACAACTAGGAAGCGGCAGAGTGTTTCCAGTAAATGATGATGACTTGCGGGTGAAGGCCTTCGCCATCCCCGAACATTGGCCGCAGATCGCCGGGCTTGACTTCGGGTGGGACCATCCGAGCGCGGCCGCGCGCTTAGCGTGGGATCGCGATAACGATATTTTATATGTGACGGCGGTTAAGCGCGCGCGCGAGAACACGCCGGTTATGTTTGCGGCGTCGGTCAAGTCTTGGGGCGCGTGGTTGCCGTGGTCCTGGCCGCATGACGGCTTGCAACACGACAAGGGCAGCGGTGAGCAATTGGCCGCGCAGTACCGCGAGCAAGGCCTAAACCTATTGCGCGTGCGCGCCACCTTCCCCGATGGGACCAACGGCTTAGAAGCCGGAGTCACGGAAATGTTAGACCGCATGCAAACCGGGCGTTTGCTTGTGTTTGACCATCTCGCCGAATGGTTCGAAGAGTTTAATTTATACCATCGCAAAGAAGGCCTAATCGTCAAGCTAAACGATGACTTAATGAGCGCCACGCGCTACGCGATGATGATGCGCCGATTCGCCACCGTGGCTAGCAAGCTCATACCGCGCCCGCATTTTGAAAGGCTTTTCGTGTCGCGTAACGGCGATGAGCATGGTTGGATGATGTAAGGGGTCAATGCCAACGATTCCGCGAGATTTGGAAAAACAGGCAACGACAGACAAAGAAATTTTTAACGAATGCCGCGAGCGATTACGCATCGCCACGGAGGCGGAAAACGAAAACCGCGCTAAGGGCATCGACGCGCAGAAATTTCGCGACGGCTTCCAATGGCCCGATGATTTATATAACCAGCGCAAGATTGATAAGCGCCCTAGCCTAACGATCAATCACACGAATACTTTTGTGCGCCGTGTTGTTAACAACATGCGCCAAGAAAGGCCGCGCATCAAAGTGCACCCCGTGGGCGATGGCGCGGACGTAGCGAAAGCTAATGTCATTTCGGGGCTCATCCGCCATATCGAGAACATTTCTAACGCATCCGTGGCGTATGACACGGGCGGCGAATCGGCCGTTACGATTGGTTGGGGATACTGGCGCGTCATGTCCGATTACTTGGCGCCGGATAGCTTTGACCAAGAATTAAAAATCGTCCCGATTCGAAACACCTTCACGGTGTACTTCGACCCGACTAGTGTCATGCCAGCGGGGGAAGACGCGGAATGGTGCATTTTAACGTACAAGATGCGCCGCCAAGACTACGCGCGCGAATACCCCGACGCGGATAACGTCGAATTCCAGCGCACCGGCAACGGCGATGAAATGGCCGAATGGGAAACGAAAGAGGAAATACGGCTAGCAGAGTATTACCGGGTTAGAAAAGATTCCGACACGCTCTATCAAATGAGCAACGGAATGGCGCTCTTCGAAGATCAAATAGAAGAGCTTAGCGCCGATCTAAAGGCCGCCAAGGTGGTCAAGGTGAAGGGCCCGGGCGGCAAGGTGGTTAGCCGTCCCACGGTGCGCCGCTCGGTCGAATGGTTCCGCTTGAATGGTCAAGAAGTTGTCGACAAGCGCACGCGCACCGAAGACCCGTTGCCCGACCAATGGATTCCGGTAATACGTTGTGAAGGTAACGTCATTGACCTAAACGGCACGGTGCGCCGTAAAGGCATGGTCGCGGATCTCATGGACCCGGCGCGCATGTACAACTATTGGCGCACCATGGAAACGGAATTGCTCGCGCTCGCGCCGAAGGCGCCCTTTATCGTGGCGGCCGGGCAATTGGACGGGCACCCGGAATGGAAAGACGCCAACCAAAAGCCCTACTCGGCGTTGGTGTATGAGCCTGCATTCGTCGAACAACCGGACGGCAGTAAACAAGTTTTGCCGCCCCCAACACGTATGCCAGCGGTGCCGGTGCCAGCGGGCGCCGTGCAAGCGGCCCAAGGCGCGCAGCAAGATTTAATGGCCGTTGCCGGGATGCCGCATGACCCCGTTGCAGATGTGCCGGGGGCGGCAATCTCGGGCGTTGCGCTACAGCGGCGCCAAGCCCTTAGCGACATTTCGCATTATCAATACTACGACAACCAAACGCGGGCCATTGCGCACACCGGCAAGATTCTTTTGCAGCTAATCCCGTTTTATTACTCAACGGCGCGCATGCAACGCATTATTGGGGAAGACGGCGTGCCGCAAATGGTTGGTATCAACCAGCAAACACAAGGCGTGGGCCCCGATGGCGTGGCGCTGCAAGCGGTTAAGAATGATCTAAGCGTAGGCCGCTATGACGTGGTGATGGACACCGGCCCGGGCTACGAAACGAAGCGCCTAGAGGGCGCCGAGTCAATGGTGGAACTGCTAAAAACGCCGCTCGCCGAGCCCATCGTAAAGGTGGGCGCGGATATCGTGGTGCGAAATATGGATTTCGCCGGGGCATCGGATCTGGCCGACAGACTCGCGCCGATGAGCCCGCAAGGCATGCAGAAAGCTATAGCGAACTTGCCGAAAGAGGCGCAAGGGATCGTGATGACGTTGCAGTCACAAAACCAGCAACTAACGACGCAGCTACAGCACTTGCAGCTTGAAATTAAATATAAATCCGATATCGAGCACGGTTGGCAGCAAGTAGAGCGCGAGAAACAACACGCGCACTCAAAAGAAGTGCAAGTCAAAGCGGAAACCGCGATAACCGACACGCACACCAAAGCCCAAACCGCGCGCGACGTTGCCGAGATCAACCAAGCCGGTAAGTTGATCGATTCCGAAGCGCAGCGCGGCCATGACCGGCGCGCGCAAGATAAAGAGTTAGCCGCCGCCGCATCCGCCGAAAAGGCGAACGGCGCCGCGAAGTAAAGCCCCGCGCCTAATAAGCCGGGCCGGTGAGAAGGGGGCACCGCAATAAATGCCCCTTGCCATTTTGTTGAATGAAGCAAGTCGCTTAATTGCGAAGGATGAAGTATGGGCAAAGTAATTACGGGCGCGGGCCTAAATGAATTTATTTCGAGCGGCAAAGTAGAAGAGATTAAAGACGCACCAAAGCCGAAAGCGGCGAAAGACGCGCCAGCGCTCGAAGTAGTGAAAATCGCCGGCGATGGTGGCGGCGAGAAAAAAGCGGAAGCGAAAGAAGATGACGCGCCAGCCGAAGAGCTTAGTAGCGCGGAAGAAATCGAAGCGGCGATAAAGGGCAGCGACGCGCTCGCCGATTACGTTACGAAGAAAAACGCAACGATTAATCGCAAGCACGCGCAAATGCGCGAAGCGCAAAAGGCCGCCGATGAGGCGGAAGAGTTTGCAAAAGGTCAATACACGCGCGCGCGCCTTGCCGAAGAGCGCGCCGCGCAGATCGAAAGAGAGTTAGCAGATTTTCGCAGTAAGGCCGCGCCAGCGGCAGAGAAAGCGCCGGAATCGGTCGAGCCCGACCCGGCAAAGTTTTACGATGATAAAGGGCAATTTAAGGCGTTTGAATACGCGAAAGAGTTAGCAAGTTACGCCGCTAAAAAAGCGGTGGAAGAGGATCGCGCGAAGGTATTAGCGGAACGGCAGGCGGCCGAAGCCGCAGCGGCGGAAGCGCAAGCACGGGCTCGCGTCGCCGCATCGATTAAGAAATATCCCGACTTTGAACATGTCTTAGGTGAAACGGACACGCGTCTACATACGCGCGTACTCGAATACCTATCGGCAAGCGATTACATCGGCGATGTTTCCTATTACCTCGCTAAGCACCCCGATTACGTCGAGCGTATCAACAAACTAAACCCGCTTAAGGCTATCGCCGAGATCGGGAAACTTGAATTGACCTTCGAACCGAAGACCGAAGACACAACGAAAACAGTTGTGGATGAAGTCGCGGCGAAGGTAACCACGGGAGCGCCCCCGCCCATCAAACCGCTAACGGCTAGCGGGTCGGTCAATGTGAATACCGACCCCGCGAAAATGTCGTTTCGTGATTTGCGGGCTTACGAAAGATCGCGCGCCGCTGCCAAGCGCCGCTAGATTTTCCGCGCTTCCTAAAAACCCTTTAGGAGCAAAAATCGATGGCTAATAACCTACTCACTATGAGCTATATCACCAATGAGGCTCTAGTAGTTTTAGAAAATGAATTGGTGATAGCTAACCGGGTGGAGCGCCAATACTCGAATGAGTACGCGCAGACCGGCGCGAAAGTTGGTAACACCGTCAACATTCGCCGCCCCCCGCGTTACATCGGTACTTACGGGCCACCGCTCAACGTTGAGGATACTAACGAAACGTTTTTGCAGGTTGCGCTTAATTACCAGTTCCATGTTGACGTGCAATTCACTACTCAAGATTTAGCCTTGAGTATGGACATGTTTAAAAAGCGCGTGTTGCGCCCACAAATCGCAGCGGTTGCAAACCGTATCGATTCGGATACCGCACAATATGCCTTCCTAAATACCGCCACCACGTTGGGGCAATTTGGTACCTCGCCCGCGAGCTACAAAATTTTCTCCGACGCGCGCGCGTATCTGGCGGCGGAAGCTTGTCCTACGGAGGGGGAAAAGAATTGCGTGCTAGATCCGGTGAGCATGTCGGCGGCAACCGATGCCATTAAGGGCCTTTTCAATCCGCAAGCGCAAATCGGCGACTACGTAGAAAAGGGGTTAATTGCGCGACAGTTCGCGGGCTTAGATTGGTGGGAAGACCAAAATATTCCTACCTTCCAAACCGGTTTGCAGGGCGGCGCGCCCACGGTTACCGCGACGCCCACCGGCACCGCGTTAATTAGCACCGGATGGGTACAGCAAGGCACGCTATCCACTGGCGGTTGGACCGCGAGCACGGGCGTTATAAAAGTCGGCGACACCATCCAAATTGCTGGCGTGTTTCCGGTCAATCCGCAAAACCGTTTGCAATACGGCAAGATCCTTAAACAATTCGTTGTGTTGCCGCCCGGTGGCTTTGTCACCCCGGCGAATGGCGCAGCGGCACCGGGTCTTACCTTCGGCGCGGCCACGCTGGCTAATGGAACGTTCACGCCGTCAACCGGTGTTTACACGTCCAGCGCTGGCGGCTTGCTCACCCTCACGATTGGTGAGGCGGTAATAAGCGGCGGCCAATTCCAGAACGTGACGGCGGCACCGGCAGCAAATGCGGTGATAACTGTCAACGGTGGAACGGGTAACGCGAACGTCACAAGCCCGCAAGGCTTGGTGTTCCACAAATATGCTTACGCATTGGCGTTTGCAGATTTGCCGCTACCTCAAGGCGTAGAAATGGCGGTACGCGCTTACGATGATGAAGATGTAGGCATGAGCATACGGTGCGTAACGCAATACACCATCAACAACGACAGCGAGCCCACGCGCGCAGACGTGTTGTATGGCCCCGCCTCTTTGTATCGCTCGCTCGGCATTCGCATAGCCGGTTAATAGGAGTCAATTAAAATGCCCACTGTAAATCCAGGACCGGCTATTACTGGCAACGCCAATGCGGTTGCCGGTTTTATTCCGGTCAATACTACAACCAGTTCAACGCCAGTAGAAACCAATGCGTTGCGCCTTATCTGCGAAGCGCGCGCCATGTCTGTCGCCGTGCTTGGTGATGCCGCTGCAATGGCAATCATCAATTGCGGCACTTACGTGGTGCAAGCCATCCTAGTAGGTAATGCGGTTGGCGGCTCGGCGGCAGCGGCGAGCATTTCTCTAAATAGCGGACCCAATGTAACGGGCACGCAATTTAAAGCGCCCGCCGTGTTAGCCGGTGTCACCGGTCCAACCACGGCAGTAGCGCAAACCGTCACAAGCGGCACCGTTATAAATACATCGCAAGTCATGTATGTAAACGTCGCCGTTGTGGCAGCGGGGGTTACCGTCGACGTATTCGTATACGGCTACGACACAACCTAAACGCGAAAGTTTTTTCGCCCTTCAAGGCCCCGCAAGGGGCCTTTTTTTTTAAGGAGTTTTTCGTATGCCCGCTACACGATTAGCCACGGGTAACCCGCTCTTCGACACCCTTATTTATATTCCCGCCGTCGCCGTTCCCAACCTTCCCGCATCCAGCACCGCGCAGCAAACCGTCACCATTCAAGGTATTAACGTTGGCGATTTGTTTTCATGGAACCAGCAAAGCAACGTCGCCGGGATCGCCATCGAGAATATCCAGGCGACCGCGCCCAATACAACCGTTTGGACGTGGAGCAACGCCACGGTGGGCGCCATCAACGGCACCGCCGCGCAACCGGTTTTGCTCGAAGTCGTGCGCGCCGAAAATGTCGTTGACGGCGGCATAACGCAATTACCGTCATTCATTTTTTAAGGGGCGCGCCATGCCAGCAATAAGCAATTACGCGCGCGGTAATGAGCTATTCGACACAATGATTTTTGTCCCTAACGTCATTGTCCCGAACGTCCCCGCCTCAAGCACCGCAACCGCCAACACAACGATTAACGGGGTATTGCCCGGTGATTTCATTTCTTGGAATTGGCAAGGAAACGTCGCCAATCTCGCAATCGAAAACTTTTGGGTTAGCGCGCCCAACGTTGTTACCTCGCAATGGAGCAACGCCACGCTAGCCGCGATTAATGCGACCCCGCCGCAGCCTTTCCTACTTGAAGTAATCCGCCCCGATGTAACCGCGACCTTCGGCGCGCCGATTACTTTTTTGCCTTCGGTTTTTCAATAGGACGCTAAACAATGGAAACACGCCGCTTTGCGCCGCTCTATACGCCCGCCTCCGGTCAAACGCCGGGCAGCTTGTTACCAACCGTAACCGTTGCCGCTGGCGTCGCCGCGCTTCCATCGGCGGTATTTCCGGGAACGCTAAATAATCAATTCGTACAAATCCTAATCGCCAATCAAACAACCGCATGGGCTTACGTTAATTTCGGCGTGTTTGGTGCCGTCGTTGCGGCAACCGTTGCCGCAAGCCTACCGGTTGCGCCTAACTCGATTCTAGTTGTATCGGTAGCGAATGAAGTAACCGGCGCTAGCGTGATTCTCGCCGCGACTGGATCGGGTAGCGTTAGCTTTACGCGCGGCGAAGGCATCTAGCCTTGTCGCAGCAAATCATTAGCACCGGCACCGGACCGAATACCGGTACCGGCGACCCGGGCTTTACCGCGTTTACAAAAGTAAATGCGAATTTCACCGAGCTGTACGCGGGCACGGCGCCGCTAGTCGGGCCGGTTGTCATTGGCGCGCCACCGTCAGGCGTAGCGCTAACGGTGAATGGTGCGCCCAATACAAGCTCGCTAGTTATCAATAATCCCGCGCAAGGCAGTCCCGTTTCGGGCGTTGTGATTAATGCAACGGGAGTTTCTGGCGCTGCCTATGATTTTGAAATCAAAGCTAACGTTAATCAAAGTATCGTCGTTGGCTTTGATAATCTTAGCGCCGGAAATGTCGCCGGGGTTGCGCTGTTCTTAAATACGAATGTTGGCGGTGCTTATTTTGAACAAGCGGGGGGCGGTTTTACTGGGTCGGTAATACCGAACGCGCCAGCCGGGCAAGCAACATTGCTAGGCAATTTTGGCAACGTGCCGTTGGTGTTTGGCACGAATCACACAACCGCAATGATTATTAGCGGTGCGCAAAATATTTCTACCGTTCCGCCGACGAGCGGCGCTTCGCTCACTGTAAACGGGTTACCCGCAGCGGGGCTAACTGCCATTTACAACAACGGCGCCGCGCAAGTCATTTTATTTCAAGGTACCGGCCCCGGCAATAATGGCTTTGGAACTAATAGCGCGCACGATTTCACCATCGTTTCGGGTGGTACTAACCGAACTACGTGGTCAACGGCGGGTAATGTCTCAATGGCCGCGTCAACGGGCGGCTCAACTTTAACGGTAGCCGCTGGAACACTTGACGGTGTTGTCATCACTAGCAATCACACGTCTGGTTCCGGCTTAGGTTTCAGCGACACGAACGCATCCCCGCACAGTTACAGAATTGGGCTAGGCATTGGGGACGCAACAACGTCGCTAAATTTCTACGACGCAACGGCAGCGGCGATACGAATGGCATTGAGCGCGGCTGGCGGCTTCTCTATAAACGCGCCGAGTAGTAGCGCGCAAGCGCTCGCCGTAAATGGTGTTAGCGGGTCCAATACTCTGTTTGTCAACGCGCCTAACGCCGCTGGCAATTCGTTTGGCTTAGTTATACAGGCAGGCACTAATGCCAGCGACTACGCTTTTCGCGTCCTAAATTCGCCGGGCGGCTTGGAATTTATGCGCATCTATGGCAACGGCGCAATTTCTTTTAACGGCGCGGGCGGCACCACGGCAATTACCGGGTGGGGCACATCGACCGGTGGCGCAGTCGTTACGAACTTCCCCGGCGCAACCGCAACGCTTGTACAAGCGACCACGGTAATAGCGCAGATGATTACCTATTTTAAAAACTTAGGTTTGTTCGGCGCCTAATGGCCGCCATCAACGGGCAATGGTTCGTCGCCAGTCAAATCACGGCGGATGGAAAGTATTTCCCCTTTGGTGGGCCGCAGTGGACCGCAGACGGCGGCGTGCCGAGCGCTTACCCGCCAATCCCGATGCCAAATTTTGTGGGCTTGGATTTCTACACCGCTAGCACGATGTGCTTTGCAAATGGCTTTGTGCCGGAAGTTTTCGGCTATCGGAAAATTCCGACCATCGCAGCGGGCACGGTGCTTACGCAATCCGCGCCCGCGCAAGCGGTCTTATCCGGTTTGGTATCGCCGCCTAACACCGTGGTGGGCATGACCATTGCGGCGAATCCTTTTTTACTTTCCGTAACCCAAGATGAAACCGCATAAATGGCAACGACTGCCCTAGACATTATTACCGGCGCGCTACTGAATATAAATTCCTATTCGCCGGGCGAGACTTTGCAACCGAGCGATGCGCAAACGGGCTTAAACGTCTTGAATGATTTAATTGATTCACTCGCGAATGACGAGTGTTTCATGTACACGCAATTAGAAACTATCTTCCAATGGATCGGCGGACAATTTCAATACACGGTAGGCAATCCGGTTGGCGGCACGTTCTTAGGCACCATCACGGGCGGCTCTAACGTTATTACCGCCGTCGCGCCGATTCCGGCGAACATGATCATAGGCGGCACGCTCACCGACTTAGGCGCCGTCATTCCGAGCGGCACGAACATTGCGCCGGTCGCGACCACGATAACCGCGATTGGCGCCAGCACCGTCACCATGTCGGCGCCCGCGAGCGCAACCCCGGCGATTAACCCCGATACGGTTACGTATACGGTGCCGGGCAATATCGTCATAGGTAATACGCCGGGCCGCCCGCTTCGCTTTCGGGACGGCTTCACGCGCGCAACCGCGAGCGGCAACGCAAATCTAGACTACGCCTTCGAAATGATTTCTTTCGATAGGTACAAAGAAGAGCTTCTTAAAAACGTACAAGGGCCCTGGCCCTATGTCGCGAGCTATCAAGCAACTTTCCCTTATGGAACGCTGTACGTGTACCCGGCGCCAAGCGCTAACTACACCGCGCACATTTTCACCGATTTGATTATCGATAAATGGGCGTCATCGACTACCGCCTATAACTTGCCGCAAGGCTATGCGCGCGCGCTTAAGAAGCTGCTAGCCCTGGAACTAGCGCCCGGCTACGGCAAGACGCCCGCGCCGCAGCTTATTACACAAGCGAAAGAAGCTAAGGATTTAATCAAGGGCACGAATGATACGCCCGTGGTAACGCTGCGCTTTGATAGCGCGATATCGCGCGCACAGACTCAAGACGCCGGGTGGATCATACGCGGCGGGTTTGTATAAGCAATGTACACGGGCGCGGATTTTGGCTTTGTCGGTCAATCCTACGAAGCGCCCATGGTATTGCAGGATGCGCAGCGGCTTATCAATTGGTACGTAGAGAAAGACCCCAACCCGCAAGCTAAAGAGCAATTAGCCTTGCTCGGTTGCCCGGGCTTGTTGTCCGTGCTTAGCACGATACCCGGGCAAGTGCGCGGCCTTTGGGTCTTACCGGGCGCCAAGCAAGCGCTAGTCGTTACGGGCGCAACCGTTTGGCTAATGACTATTACCGTTCCGGCAACCGCTACCAGCCTGCCGCAATTCGGCGCGGTGCAAGTCGGCACGCTCTTAACCAATTCCGGCCCGGTATGCATTCGCGACAACGGCGTTATCTCGAACGGCTTAGGCGGCTACGCCGTAATAGTCGATGGACAATTCGGCTATTACTACTTGCTTAGCGGCGTGCCCTACGTCAACACGTTTATAGGCTCTTTGGTGCTTGGGTCGGCGGTGATTACTTTCCCGGGCTCGCTGCCCGCTGGCTTAATTATTTCGCCCGGCGCCACGCTTACCGATACGGCGGGCGTGATACCGGCAAATACAACGCTGGCATCCGTGGACACCATCGGCTTAACGGCAACGATGAGCAATCTATCGTTAGGCAATGCCGTTAACGATTCGATTAGTTTAACCGTCGCGACTTTCGGGCAAATCACCGACGCGGGCTTTTTGGGCGCGCAACGCATCGCCTTTATCGAAGGTTGGTTAATTTTCAATCAACCGAACACGCGCACGTTTTACACCACGGGCCCGACGCCCTATCAAGAATTATTCCCCGGGCTCTTCTTTGCGCTCAAAGATTCCAGCACGGACAACCTTGTAACGCTCTTTGAGAACAACCGCGAACTATGGCTAATCGGCGAGCGCACTAGCGAAGTATGGTTTAACGCGGGCGGCGCTAACTTCGCCTTCCAACGGATACCGGGCATAGGGCCGCAGATCGGGTGCAGCGCGGTTAATTCCATTTCGCGCGTGGGCGCCGAGCTTTGTTGGTTGGCGCGCAACGAACAGGGCCAAAACGTTGTGGTGATGACTTCTCAATATACTTTCTCGCGCATTAGCACGCATGCAGTCGAAACGGCGATAGCAAGTTACCCGGTGGTAAGCGATGCCATTGGCTTCGGCTACGAAGAGGCGGGGCATTTGTTCTTTGTGCTTATCTTTCCTACCGCCGATGTTACTTGGTGTTTCGATGCCACGGCGGCGGTATGGCATCAACGTGCGAGCTTTCAAACTAGCACCGGGCAATTTCACCGCTTCCGGGGCAATTGCTTTATGGATTTCGGCGACGTGCGCTTAGTCGGTGATTATCAAACCGGGCAAGTACACCGCATGTCCCGCGATTACTACAGCGACAACGGCGAGCCCTTGGTGTGCGTACGGCGCACGCCGCACGTATGGAGCAAGGCAAACCGCGAAAGAGTTTTCTTTTCCCAACTGCAAATAGAATTTACGCCCGGTGTCGGCTTGCAAATTGGGCAAGGCAGCAACCCGCAAGTCATGATTAGGTGGAGCGATGACGGCGGCTTTACGTGGTCTAACCAACATTGGGTAACCATCGGCGCGGCGGGACAAACTAAAAACCGCGCGATTCTAAGACAGCTAGGACGCGCGCGGGATCGCGTATGGGAAGCGACGTTTAGCGACCCCGTGGCGCGCGACATTATCGGCGCGACCTTGTACGCGGAAGCGAGCTAATGGCGCAATACCGCACGGTACCCACGTACACAAGCGCGTGGACGCCCGGCAATAAAAACGACTCGACGTGGTATCGATATTTCCAAGCGGCGGAATTGGGCGAGCCGCCGAGCGCGGAAATTCCGCTAACCGTCACGCCGTCGCCTTTTATTTATACGGCGCCGAAAAAGGGTTTCATGATTGTTTCGGGCGGCACCGTCACGTCAATCATGATTAGCCGCACGCCGCCCAAGTATTACGCAACCGGCGAAACGGCGGGCGTGTTTCCTTTAGCGCAAAACGATTTGATAAAGGTCACCTTCACCGGTACGCCGGTCATGACCTTTTTCCCGATGTGAGCGAAGAAACAGAATTAGACATTCTTTGGGACATTCGCGCGCATTTAATCGCGCTAAATAAACAAATGGCCGACTTACTTTGTTTGCAGAAATTGCAAGGTGTACGCAATGGAATTAATACCAGCGTGGGACAAATATCCGGCGCTCAACTTCAAAGAGAAAATAGCGTTTCTAACAACGGAGTTTCTAAAACTCCCGCAGATTGACTGCCCGGTTTTGCACATTTTCGAAGACGGTTTCTATATTCGCGAGATGACGATACCGGCCGGAACACTATTTCTAGGCCGCGCGCATATTCGCGGCCATCGTTGCGAGCTTGTTTCGGGCTCACTTATTCAAATGTTACCCGATGGCACGCGCCGCGAAGTTCACGCCCCTTTCGCCGTTCATACAACCCCGGGGTTTCATATGGTCGTTTATGCGTTAAGCGATGTACTCGGGCGCACCATTCATTCGAACCACGGCGAAGAGCGCGACACGGATCTACTTGAAGCCGGAATATTCGAGCCGCTTAGCAGTCTAGTCGCGCTCGGCGATGAAGTCGCACAACGGCTTTTGCCAAGTGATGTAGCAGCATGACCGGGGTCGCTAGCGCCGTTGTCGCCGGGGTGGGCGCAGTCGCCACCGCTGGCGCCGCGATGTACGGCGCGGACAAACAAGCGAGCGCGGCGAAAAATGCGCAGAACATTGCGCAAAGCCAATACCAGCAAAATAAAGCACTCGAAGCGCCTTACAACCAAGAAGGGCAGGCGGCCATGGGGCAGCTTAATAACTTGCTTGGCATCGGCGACCCTAACGCGGGCAAGAATGCCGGGGGTGCCTTTGGTTCTTTGAATGCGCCGTTCACGACAGACACATTTAAAACTATGTCGCCCGCGTATCAATTCCAAATGCAGCAAGGGCAGCAAGGCGTATTGAATCAAGAAACCGGAACCGGCGCGCTATCGGGCGCCGCGCTTAAGGACTTGACGAGCTTCAACCAGAATTACGCCAACACCGCATTTAATAATGCGTTCAATCAATATCAAACGCAGCAATCCAACACCTATAGCCGCTTAGCTAACTTGGTGAACTTGGGTCAATCGGCGGCGAGCGGCACGGCGCAAAGCGGCACCGCGTTGGCGGGTACGGCGGCGCAAGCGGCGCAGAATGTCGGCACCGCGCAAGCGGGCGGCGCAGTGGGCGCGGCAAACGCGTTGACCGGCGGCGCAAGCAATGCCGCCATGTGGGCTAACTATGGCGGCGGCGGCGCGCCCAACCCGACTAACGCGGCGGGCTATGGCGATTGGTATTCGAGCCTAGCCGGGCAACCGCAGCCTACGCCATCCTTTACGTATCCCGGCGAAGGTCCATAAATGGCCGACTTAGGCGGCATTACACCGGTTGGATTGCAAGCGCAAACGCCCGACACATTCGGCACGCTCAACAATATTTTAGGCATCCAGGGCAAGCGCCAGCAATTAGCGATACAGGCGCAAGACTTACAGCAAAAACAAATTGAAACGCAAACCGCGCAAGGCGCCTCTCAATTCTTTTCAAGCTTTAACCCGCTCGATTACGTGGCGTCCGATGGCACCACGGATATGGACAAGGTACACGCGAGCGCCGGGTATAAAAATGCGTCGGCGCTTGCGCGTCCCGCTATCGATGCGAAACTACAGAGCATTACTAGCGCGCAAGTAAAAAATAAATCGGACATGATGCAGTTAGGCAACCAAGGCCTAGCTACGATGGGCAGCGCCGTTGGGAAGCTCGCCACCGACCAAGACGTGCTAGACGGCAATGAAAAGGGCCGCACTAAAGTAGATCAAACGCTATCGGATTTAGAGGCGCAATTTCCCGGCGCTAAATCGCAAATTGATTTAATGCGCGCGCACGTTAAGGGATTAGACCTTACAAAGAATGCCAAAGATTTAAGCCGTTCGGTATTCCAAGCGCAATTACAGGGACAAGACGCCGCGAAGCAATTAGAAATTACCAAGCCGGGCGGCGCCACGATTACCAATGAGCAAGGGAATACACAAGTAGTTAATACTAATCCTTATGCGGCTTTTGAAGTTGGCAGCAATGTTGGCGCGCCAATGAAAACCGGTGTCGGGCCTCAAGTGCAATCGTCACCGGCCGGGCCGCTCGCTACAGTGAAGGGCGGCACCATAAAAGCCCTTGAGGACGTTGGGCCGCCGACGCCGGGCGCGCCGGGCGGTATCAATCCAACGCACGCACAGCAAACCGTTACCACGGGGCGCGCGGAAGGCATAAATAGCCGCGTGCAACAAGCACAAGGGCAAGCAAATAACACCGTCCTAGCGCAAGACGCGCTAACACGCGCTAAAGCGTTACTCGAATCGCCTAACGCGCCGCGAACCGGGGAAAACTATGAAAGCGTAAAGAAATTAAAAAATACGCTGGCGCAGTTGGGCGTAGATCCTGGCAGCACCGAAGACATGAACACGTTAACCAAGAATCTAGCGCGCTTCGAAGCGCAGCGCGCTACGGCGGCGGGACTTGGTAACACCGACGCGGCGCGCGAGCTTGCGCACGCCGGTAGCCCAAGCACGCAACTAGATAACAAAGCGCTCTTAGGTATCGTGCGGCAGTCGCTCGCGTCCGAGCAAGCGCTAGCGTCCTACGCCAATGTGCAATCGAAGACCAAAGACGTTGACGGGCAAATAAAGAATGAAAATGACTTTCGCAATATTTCCAATCATATAGAGGCGCGCGAGTACGGCATGATGCGCAACAAAGATGAAGCCGAAAAATATCGCAAAGCGCACGGGCTTAGCGTTAATGATTTGATTAAAGCGCGCGCAGCTATTAAAGATTTTGATTCGCGCTAATGGCCGACACCCCCGCCCCCGCCGCCGCATTCGACCCGGACGCCGATCTACAGCAACAATCTGCGCAACCGGAACCGGATTTTGACGTAGATAAAGACTTACACCAACACGCCGCAATTCATTACAAGCCGTATTCCGCAACGGAAGGCATGTCTAATTTTGATTTGGCGATGGCGGGCGCCGGTAAATCGGTTGTAGATTTGGGGCGCGGCGTAAAGCAACTTTTCGGTTTTGGGGACCAAGCCGAAATAGATGAGGCGGCGAAGCGCGACCGGGAACTAATGCATACCGGCGCCGGGCTTACTGGCTACCTTGGCGGCTCGCTCGCATCGATGGCGATACCGGGAACGCTGGCGGCGAAGGGCGCGGGCGCGCTCGGGCTTACGCGCACTGCCGCCGCTGCTAGTGCGCTAACCAACCCCGGAACATTTGGCGCGGCGGCCGCATCGGGTGCGCTACAGGGCGCGCTACAACCGACCGAAACCGGGCAAAGCCGCGTTGCCAATACGGCAATAGGCGGCGCGCTTGGTCCGCTTGGTAATCTCTTGGGGCGTGGCGGTACCGCCATTGCGCACGCGCTTAGCGAGCCTATCGCGGCGAGCGCAAGCCGTGCGGTTCAAGCATTGCAAGATGCTGGCGTGCCGCTAGATGCCGCGCAACGTACCGGGTCCGTGTTGTGGAATCGTGCAAAGCTCATGCTAAGCGATAATCCGTTAACGACTGGCGCGCAAGCGGCCTTTGCGGGCTTACAGCAAAAGACTTATAACCGCGCGCTATTGCGCACCATGGGCGAAACCGCCGACGCCGCTACGCCCGAAGTAATGGGCCGCGCCATGACGCGCATGGGCAAGGCTTATGATGATATCGCCACGCGCAATTCAATGAAGTATGACCATATCGAAGGCCCGCTTAACGACATACTCAATAGCTCGGCGATGAATTTAAACGATAGCCAGCACGCTATTTTGCAAAAGAATGCCGATGATATTTTAAAGAAAGCCGCGCTAAATGACGGCACGCTAAGCGGCGACCAATTCGCCAACGTTAAAAAGAATTTGGACGCGTTGAGCGCAAGCGGTGATTCCGACGTTGCAAGCGCCGGGCGCGACATGCGGCAAGCTCTTAACGATGCGCTGCTAAAGACCGCGCAAGAAACTGGCAACACCGCCGACGTTGAAGCATTGAAAGCCACCAACCAGCAATGGCGCAACATGCGCAATATTGAGGGCGCAATAGATAAAACCGGCGAAGGTGATATAAGCCCGGCGCGGCTCGCCGGGGTCATGTCGCAAGTTAAGAATCGCTCTAATTCGATTTACGGCAAAGGCGATACGGCGCTAGCGGACCTTGCCCATGCGGGGAATAATCTACTGCCAAACAAGACGCCGAACAGCGGCACGCCGACCCGACTACTACAGCAAGCAATTTTGCCCGCCATTGGCGCGGGCTATGAAAAGCTTAAGGGCGGTGATTGGCAAGACATTGCGAAAGGCGCCGCTGTCGGCGTCGCGATACCGAAAGCAGCGCAACTAATGCTAAACAGTCAACGCGGCAAAGTAGCCATAGACGCGTTAAGGGCTTTGCGCGAGCCTTCAAATATGAGCGCATTAAGCGGCGCCGTTTTACAGCATTTGCCGCAATCGGGGTTAGAGACGGCGCAGCAAGCAACCGAACGGAAACAGGGTTCGGAATAATGGCCCAAATAAAAACCAGCAATGTAATTAAAAGGGCCATTGGTTTTATTTCTCCTTAACCCATCCGTGCGCTTCCATGCACGAACCGAAAAAAACGGGCGTCGTTTGAGTTTGCTGTAAGCACGTCCATTTGTCGCGCGCGAAGTCGTCATGTGTCAATGACTCATGACCTTCGGCGGGTTCCCAAAACTTTGTAGTTGGCGCGGGCGCGGCGGCGCGCACGGGCGCGGGCGGCGCCATCGTTTCGCAACCGGCGAGAAGTAGCGAAAGGATTAGAACGACGCGCATTAGTTGCACACCGTTTGCGCGGTGTTGCCATAGCTTTGTGTTGAGCAAGTAACGCTATGCGATTGGGGCAGCGCTTGCAGTTGCGGCGGCGGCGGCAATTGGTACGGGCGCGCGCCACCGTTTCCCATGTATTGCAGGAACGCGGCGCGCTCTTGGTCGGTCATGGGTTGGCGCGCGGCGCAACCAGCGGAAAGAAGAATTATCGAAAGGATTACTAAGAATTTCATGTGCTTTGCACTCCATGTGATTAAGGAAAAAAACGGCCCGATTATAGCCATTTAACACCATGACAACCGCCTTTCTTTCGCCAAATGCCAAATTCGTCGCATTTGCGAACGGCGGCGCGCCCCTAGTAGGGGGGCAGCTTTTCACCTACAGCGCTGGCACGTCTACCCCGATTGCTACCTATACCGATAGCACGGCGGGCACGCCAAACACTAACCCCGTAATACTCAATTCGCGCGGTGAAGCTAACGTCTTTTTGCTGCCAAACGTCGGCTATAAATTTGTCCTAGAAGACCCTAGCGGTAATTTGATTTGGACAGTCGACCAGATTTTTAATTCTCAACTGCTCACGCTCTTCGGCGGCGTGGATACCGGCGCCGCCAATGCGTATGTCTTGACCTTCGCGACGCCGTTCACTTCCTACGCGAATGGCGAAGTTATTTATTTCATACCGAGCTTCACCAATTCCGGCCCATCGACATTAAACGTTAACGGGCTCGGCGTTATCCCGATTGTAAATATCAACGGTACGCCCTTGGGCGCCGGACAAATCACGGCGGGCCAAACAACCCAAGTCATGTATTACAACGGGAATTTTCAACTGCTAAGCATTGGCAGCTTTAGCGGCGTGACAATTGGGACCTTCGGACAAGAAACCCCGATTGCATCGGCCACCGTTACGGATCTCGGCACCGCCGCCGCGCACGTGGTGCAAATCACCGGCACGACAACCATAACTAGCTTCGGTAATTCCGCGAACATAACCGCGCCCATCTATCACGTCCGCTTTACAGGCTCACTAACCCTTACCTACAACGCGGTGAGCCTAAATCTACCGGGCGCCGCCAGCATCATCACGCAACCCGGCGACGCATTGCTAGCGCAGTACTTAGGCAATGGAAACTGGAAAGTTAATTTCTATCAAAGCACGACGGGCAGCGTATCCACGTCCAAGGTAAAGCCCGGCGACACCACGCGCATAAGCACGACAACGCTAACACCCGATCCAGATTTACAAACGCCCACGCTCGCTATAGGGCGTTACGTGTACGAACTTTATTTGCTCTTCGATTCTGTCGCGGCGGGCGCCGGGTTTAAATTCACCAATGACGGCACGGCGATAGATTCGCGCGGCGCCGGTCCCGCCATTGGAACGGGCTTTGTTAATGGCATTGCCTATGGTCCGAACGGGCAAAGCTTTTACGCAACCGTTGTGCCTTTTGCCAATGTTTCGATTACCGCGAATAGCAACGAAGCCATGTTCAAGGGCTCGCTACTCGTCGGCACGCCGGGCACGTTTGGCGTGTCGTGGGCACAAAATTCGATTACGGCGAGTAATACCACGCTGCGCGCCGGTAGCTATTTGCAAATGACGTTGGTTAGCACCGGCACGTCATCAAGCATTATCACGCACATTTACATTACCCCGGGCAGTTTCATTGAAACGGTGCCGGTTGGTTACAACACGCTAACGCTTGAAGTCTGGGGCGGGTCGGGTGGCGGCGGCTTAGGTGATGGCGGCACGCAAGGCGGCGGCGGCGGCGGCTCAGGC